ACTGATGATTATCGCCGCGATTGGCTGGGCGATCTACGAAAAGAGTAAACATGCTCAAGAACAAAAAGCATAACACTCACGAAGAGTGGCTGTCCGCTTACAGGCATGCACAGCTCGAGCGCGATGTTGAACGATCAGAGCGTCTAATCGAGAAAGCCATCGCCAGAATTCCGAAGGGGAAGAGTTTCTTCGGCTGGAGTGGTGGCAAAGACGCAATCGCTCTGCAGGTGATCTGCGAGAGAGCCGGGATTTACGACTGTGTAATGGGCACAATAGGAGAACGCTGGGAATACCCGGCGTTCTGGTCTTATGTGAAGCAGAACCACCCAGAAGGGCTGGTGGTCAAGAACAAGGGTATTACAACCGAGTTTATGAACAATCACGAGGAGCTGGTCTTTCCGCTTACGTCCACTACTTCGCATCGCTGGTCGGTGCTCAACTTCCACTCCGCGCTTTACACCTTCGCGGAAGAGAAGCAAGCGGACAACATCATCTTGGGTCATCGCAAGTTGGACGGCAACAACCTTTCGCCGAAGAATGGCAAAACCTACCCCATGTTCGACTTTACCCACGAGGACGTGTTCTGCATCATCGCTTGCAACGATCTACGCCTCGCGCCAATCTACGACTACCTCGACGGCTTCCACACCGGAACAGGAGCGTGGATTATGACGACTGGCGAAAAGGCGGCAGACGAGGTCTATCACAACGACAAGAGCGTGCTCTATGCAAACCGGAGCGTTCGGAAAATTGATGAGTATTTGAAGAGGAAGGAAAATGGAGCGTAAAACTGTAAAACTATCAACCTTGCATCAGGCAGAACGGAACGTAAGGCGTCACCCCGAGAAACAAGTGATGGAACTGGCGCGGAGTGTCGAGCTCTACGGCCAATACCGCCCGCTGGTGGTTGCGTCTGATGGCGAAATCTTGGTTGGCAATGGCTTGTTCCTTGCGCTCACAGAACTCGGGCGTGAGGAAGCTGACGCTTACGTCCTGCCGGAAAGCGCGCCGCGCTCATTCAAAGACAAGCTGATGCTTTCGGACAATAAGATCTATGCGCTGGGCATGGACAACATGGTCAACATTGACGGATTGCTGGCGTCTATGGACGACTTCGACATTCCCGGCTTCGATGGTGATCTCTTGGCTGATCTTTACACTTCGCTGAAGGACGCTGGCAAAGACCCGGTCGCAAACATCGGCATAGTCACGGACGAGCGAAGAGAGCAGATCCTAAGCATTCAGCGTGAGAGAGAGGAAAACCCACCTACCGAACGCGTGAAAGAAGCTGGTCGATCATCTTACGAGTCCGATGATGACAAGGCTCTTGGAGAACTCAAGCGCGAAGCATACGTCACCTGCCCTCATTGCGGAACGAAAGTGTGGTTGCAGTAATGGCTACAGTAATCAAGAATCTCGGGATTGACGTACTCGAGGCGGCTAAGCTCCGGATAAAGAACGCGTTCTCGAACGGGCTCAAGATCTATCTAAGCGTGAGCGGTGGCAAAGACTCGATTGTGATGATGTCGCTGATTTACGATTTGATTGTAGCTGGGGAGATAGACGGTAGCTTGCTGACGGTGGTGTTCGTGGACGAGGAAGTGATCTATGACGACGTCATGCGCGTCTGTGAGCTGTGGCGAAAGAAGTACATGCTCATTGGCGTGAAGTACGAGTGGTTCTGCATCGAGCACCGCAACAACAACTGTTTCAACGCGCTGGAAAACAATGAGAACTTCATTCCGTGGGATAGGTACGAAAAAGCGAACTGGGCACACGAAATGCCATCTTTTGCGATCTCTGACTCGCCATACCTCGTGCCTCGTGTAGAGAACTATCAGGACTTTTTGGCGCGTTACTGTGCTGATGGAATCACGCTGGTCGGGGTGAGAGCAAGCGAAAGTGTCAACCGCGTTCAATACCTGGCGGTGGTCAACGCTCAAGGCGGCATATCCAACAAGGGCGTCATGTGTCCGATTGGCGATTGGAAAGACGCTGACGTTTGGAAGTACATCAAAGACCGCGATCTCGAGTTTCCTGACGTGTATATGCGGATGTATGAAGCAGGCATGCACAGAAACCAACTCCGCGTCTGCAACCTATTCGCGATTGACACAGCTCGATCTCTGACGGTGATGTTCGAAGTTTATCCGGACTTGTGGGAAAAGGTCTTGAAGCGAGAGCCGAACGCTTACCTCGTGCGCTTGTATTGGGATAGTGAAATGTTTCATCGCTCCACGTCGAAACGCCAGAAGCTGGAAGAAGGGGAAGAGGACGACAAAGACTACAAGGCTCTGCTGTTTGATGTGGTCAACAACCCGAGAAAGTATTTCCGCAATCCGCATGCCATCAGCGTAGCTGGACACTACCGAGCCGCGCTGATCAGGAAGAACGGAATGATGCAACCGTGGCACTACAAGCGATTGTACGAAGCCATCATGGCTGGCGACACCAAGACGAGAACTCTACGCGCGGTGCTTACGACGCTCACGACCGATTACGTGAAATCGCAAGGGCTCGAAATGCAACCGATGCCAACAACACAGGAGGAATAGTGGAAAAAGAAAATCTTTTGACCCCGATCTTGAACGTTCGGCTCGTAGACCGGGATTCGCTCAAGGCAAACGATTACAACCCAAACAAGGTGCTTGAGGAAAACATGCAACTGCTCGAGCGTTCAATCATGACCAACGGCTGGACGATGCCGATTGTGGTCAGAGCGGATATGACGATCATTGACGGTTATCATCGCTGGACGCTGGCAGGACGCGAACCACTTCGGACGATGCTTGGCGGTAAAGTGCCAGTTGTGGTTGTCGATCACGACACCAGAGAAAAAGACATCTACGGGACAATTACTCATAATAGAGCCAGGGGAACACACTTGCTCGATCCGATGAAAGCGATCGTCCAAGAGCTTCTCAAGTCCGGCAAGACAGTCAAGGAAATCGCCAAAGAACTCGGCATGCGCGACGAGGAAGTGTTCCGTCTATCCGGCATTACGCGCGATGATTTCTTGCGCATCATGGCTGGCGAATCCTACAGCGAAGCGGTTTTGAGAGTGAAAGCGTGAGGTGACAATGGCAAGAACAGGCAGACCGCCCATTGATTGGGATGACCGCGATCTACGCACATTCGAAGGTTTGTGTGCGATCAATTGCACACAAACCGAAATCTGCTCGGTGATGAATGTGTCAGACAAGACGCTAAACCGGCTTCTGCGGAAGTATTATAAGATGACTTTTTCCGACTGCTTTAAAAGGTTCTCCGCCAGCGGAATTATTTCATTGCGACGTAAGCAGTTCGAAGTCGCGAACGGTGGAAGCGTGCCAATGCTGATCTGGCTTGGTAAGCAATACCTCAACCAGAAGGACAAGAGTGAAGTGTCCGGGGAAGCTGGCAACGCGATTGAGGTGGTAGTGCGTTATGCAGAGGAACTCGGCACGCTTCATGAGCAAGCGGGTTGAGATAGTTCTTCCGCGTCCTCACGCCCAGCAGTTGAGATTTATCAACTCGACAGCCAAGCGTAAAGTGATCAGAGCTGGTCGGCGCGGTGGAAAGACGGTAGGCATGGCGATCTTTGCGGTGCAGGAATTCTTGAAGGGGCGGCGTATTCTGTATGCCGCTCCTACTGCTGAACAGTCCGGCCGCTTTTGGACTGAGGTAACGCGTGCGCTTCGAGCTCCGATTGAAGCCGGTGTCTACCTGCAGAACGCAACCGGGCGCTACATCGAACTCCCCGGCACAGAACAGCGCATCAAGGCGAAGACCGCTTGGGACGAAAACACTCTGCGCGGTGACTATGCCGATGTCTTGATCTTTGACGAGTGGCAACTGATTGACGAGGACGCGTGGAATGAAGTCGGCGCTCCGATGCTCTTGGACAACAACGGTGACGCGGTGTTCATCTACACCCCGCCAAGCTTGCACAACCGGGCGCGATCCAACGCCAAAGACCCACAGCACGCGGCGAAGCTGTTCAAGTTTGCCGAAGCCGACACGACCGGACGCTGGGAAGTGTTTCACTTCACTTCGATGGATAATCCGTATATTTCGAAAGAGGCCTTGTCCGAGATTGCCAACGATATGACCGCCACCGCTTACCGCATGGAAATCTTGGCTGAGGACTTGAACGAAGCTCCCGGTGCGCTATGGAAGCGTGACCAGATTGAGGCGAGCCGAGTGACCCAGCACCCGGACTTGGTACGCATCGTGGTGGGTGTCGACCCGACCGCCTCAAGCATGGGCGATGAAGCTGGCATTGTGACCGCTGGCATTGCTGGCGATGACTACTTCACGCTCTCGGACGATTCAAGGCAAGGCTCACCGCAGGAGTGGGCGAGCTCGGCTGTGGCGGCATATCACAAGTTCAGAGCAGACGCGATTGTGGCTGAAAAGAACAACGGTGGTGACATGGTCGAAGCGGTGATCAAGCAGGTTGACCCGACGGTTCGTGTCAAGCTGGTGTGGGCTTCGAGAGGCAAAGCGACACGCGCCGAGCCAATCGCGGCCATTGCAGAACAAGGGCGTGATCATCACGTCGGGAGCTTTCCTCTGCTCGAGGACGAGCTCTGCATGTGGATGCCGGGTGACAAGAGCCCGAACAGGTTGGACGCCAAAGTGTGGGCGATGACGGAGTTGTTTGACGACAGACGCGTCAAGGCGATTCCGAGTTTACTCAATTGAGGTAGGTGATTATGGACAATGCAATTTACAATGCGATCTCAAAGTCCGTCCGGGTTGGTGAACAGGCACGGCTCGAGGCTTTCCAGAAGCGGTGGGAAGTGTACTACGGACAAGGCAACAAACCGCTAAAGCCCGGCAACGATGGGTACGATGACAGCGTCCGGCAGAACTTCGCGCGGATGTTCATTGACAAGGGCGTGGCGTTCCTGTTTGGCAAGGATCTTGGATTCGAACTGACCGAAGGCAAAAAGACGCCGGAAGAGGAGTACCTCGACGCGTTCTGGCAAGCCAACCACAAGATGAGCACGCTCCAGAAGCTGGCTGTCAATGGCGCGGTTTGTGGCACAGCGTTCGTCAAGCTCCAATGGAATCCGGCGATGGAGCATCCGCGTCTGATCGTAGTCGACCCGGAAACGGTGACGGTGACGCTGGCAGAGGACGATCTCGACAATGTCATCGCTTACGCCATTCAGTACCCGAGTACGGACGAGAAGGGTGAGCCGATTGGCGTCCGGCAACTCATTGAACGCGAGGGCTCGTTCTGGAAAATCACTGACCAGCGCGGCGACGTGCGTGGCGGTACGTGGTACACAGTTGGCGAACAACGCTGGCCGTATGACTTCTCGCCGATGCTTCACTGCCAAAACATGGTCAGCCCGAACGAGTTTTGGGGCATGAGCGACATTGAGGACGACATCATCGAAGTGATTGACAAGAGCAACTTCGTGGTTGCCAGTACCTTGAAAACCTTACGCTTCCACGCTTACCCCAAGACATTCATCACGGGTGCTACATCTTCGGAGGACTTGGACTTCGGCGCGGATAAGACGCTCTTGCTTCCGATTGGCGCGGACTACAAGACGCTGGAAATGCAGAGCGATCTGGCCGCCAGCGTGACGATGTACCGGGAGCTCAAGCAGTTCGTTCACGAGTTGGCGCGTATTCCGGAAGTGGCAACAGGCAAGGTAGAAAGCATCGGTCAACTGTCCGGCGTTGCTCTTGAAATCCTTTACCAACCGCTGATTGAGAAGACCGAAGCGAAGCGCATCACTTACGGCGAGATGATCGTCGAGATCAACCGGCGCGTCTTGGCTTTGGCTGGCTTCGGGGCTGAACACCTGACCGCTTTGCGCTGGCAGGAGCTACTCCCGAAAGACCCGATGACACAGGCAAACGCCGCTTTGCAATTGAAGCAGTTGGGCGTGAGTGTCGACACGCTGTTGCAGAAGCTCGGGCATGACCCGGACGCCGAACGGAAAAAGCGCGAGAAGGAAACCAATCTTGGCAAGAGTATCATGGACGCGTTTGACCGCGGTGGGATTGACCCCGAAGAATGAGCACTGGCATCTTTGGCGTCATAGACGACCACCAAGCGCAGATTCAAAAGCGTGACCGTATCATCGCCAGTGACATGGTGAAGGAATATCGCGCCGCTTGGACGCGCGTGAGAGCGGAGTTGCTGGAGCTTGATCGTAAGTTCTTGGCGGCACAGGCACGGGGCGAAGAGATTGACGCCAACTGGTACTTTGAACGCGACCGACTGGAAACGCTGAAAGACACGATCTACCGCGAACTCTCGTATTACAGCATGATCTTGGAAGCGACTATCCGCATAGAGCAGGACGAGGCACTTCGGAAGTCCGTCACCTTCACCCGGAACATGACGATCTTGGGGCTTGGTCCTGAATACGACAAGCGCGGACAAGCAGTGCGCGTACCCGACGAACAAGAGCTCCGCGACACCTTTCACCGCTCGTCAGATCTGCCGAACCTGATGGAAGGCTTACGCTCGGTTGGAGCGGAACAGGCGCATCAAAGCGTACTCGACCAACTCATGGCCGGGCTTTCACCGCGCAAGGCACTTACCGCGCTCAAAGACGCCTTCGGCAACATTCTCAACCACGCGCTCGGCATCACGCGCAACGAAACGATGAAGGCTCACCGTGCAGGTGCGGAAGCTGTGATGGAATTGAACGCGAACTTGGTCGAAGGCTGGAAGTGGCATGCGCGTATGACGAACAACACCTGCTTCGCCTGTGTCCTCATGCACGGCAAGATCTTTCCGGTTGGCACGGAGCTTGAATCACACCTGAACTGCCTGTGCATTGAAGTTCCGATCATGGTTGACCCGAGTATGATGGGGCACAAGATTGAGGAAGGGTTGAAACGGGAGCCGTCATTCGAGGAGCTTGCGAAGCTTTACAAGCTCACTCCCCAGCAGGTGGACGCGCTCAAGCGGTCTGGCATGGTTGGCTCTGACTATTTCAAGTCGCTTCCCCCCGACGCGCAGATCAAGATGATGGGGCGGTCACGCTGGGTGGCATGGCGAAGCGGACTGCTCGATCTCGACAAAATGGTGCAGGAAACCTACAGCGAGGGGTGGGGCAAAGGCATTGGGCTTGTGTCAATGAAAAGCCTGTTGACGCCAGATCAGCGCACCACATTCACTCGCTTGGGTAGTGAGTATTATCGGCTGGTGACAATGACCAGCCAATCCAGCCCGGAAGGTGAACAGGCGGCGCGGTCACTCTTGGAGCGTTATGCGCTGGCAGAGCCGGGTGTGACGAGTATGCTGAAAGATCTCATTGGCTCAAGTGGTGGAAGCATGGCCGGGATTGATTTCCGGCGTAAGTCGTTCAACTCGCTGGCACGCAAAATCACGACGTGGTTGGCTGGCGATCCTGATTTGACGCCGGAACAGGCGGCGAACGACATCAAAGACGCAATACGTTACACCGGCATCTACTCCGGCGATGTGCTGATGGAGCGTGCTGTGAGCGTGAGCAAGGAACTCCAAGCGCAAGGGTACAAGCTCGAGTTTGTCAAGAACCTGTTCAGAGACCGTTGAAATAAAGCAGCATTTTCGACAGGAACCCTATCAAGTCCGGTTGTGAACCGGATCAGCGGTTCATCTGAGGCTTGTTATCCTCATTTTATTCGGTCTTTTTCTC